ACCCGTGTCTGCATTAGCCATAAGACGAGCCACTTCAACGTCAGACGCACCTTGAGCCGCTGCTGTTGCTCTAACTCCAGCCCTGTTGAATTCAGCGATTGCTTTGGCTGCCGCATCGTGGGCAGCTTCGATCTCTGCCATTAACACTTTCCCATTTTGTTCGGCGGCGATTTCTAACAATTGAGCCAGTAACGGGTTGATAGTTTCAATGCCATCTTCGTTGTAGCTGACATCACCTAAAGCGCTTTTCTTACCAAACATGGCAATTATCTGGTCAGTAGTCCGCTCCCCCCGAAAGGTCTTATCTAAGCTGTCGTCATCGCCATCTTTGGCTTTCCAATCCGGGGCAGAAGCAGCAGCCCCCAATTCGTCAAACCTCTCGGTAGTCCACTTGTTAGGTGTCCATGCCTCCTTAGCAGGCGACCCTGCCCATTCACCAGTAGCAGCAGTAGCACCAGTAGCAGCACCTGTAGGCTGAAAGCCGAAGAACTCATTCTCCCCCCACATTTGTCCTAACAGGCCAGAATCTGCTGCCGATTCATCTGCAAATCCCGCAGAACCTGTTATGTTCGACCCGGCAGAAGATGGCATTTCGGTTGGGAAGGTGCTTTCTCCACCCATCCATCCACCTTCAGGGTTGAGGCGATCAGCCCCATATTTTTCGACCATCTGTTCCCACATTGTCTTAGCCCGGAGAGTCTCGCCAGCCTCCATCAGTGCATCTACCTGCGCTACCTGCGCTTCAATTTGTGCCTTTCTAATAATGTCGAAAGGCTCCACTTGCCCAGCTAGGTTGCCTGAACTAAAATCGGGTACGAAGTTTCCGGCAGCGAAAAGTCTGGCTCTAGCATCAGCCAAAGTTTCAGCCGTAGGGAAAAAGGAAGCATCATTTGCCGTACCCGTTGGACCCAGAAGGAACTCATCTTTTGGCTGAACCTGAACACCTCCAAAGGGTAACTCAGGCTCAAAGTCGAACGCTGGTGGTCGTCCGAACGTTTGGAGTTTTTGTATCACATCGGCAATAGGCGTTCCTTTTGCGGTGTTACTTGCTGACCAACTTTCAACCGTGTCAAGTGGGATTCCAAATTGGTCAGACAGCGTCTTCGACGCATCACCATGGTAGTTATCCGGTACGGTGACTTGTGACTCATCGGCTGTTGAGCGTCGGTACTCTTTCGGGATAAAAAACGTGAACGGCATTTATCTGCCCCCTGTTGGATTGAGAGGAAGCGGTTTGATTACAGCCTTCTTGCCTCCGGGCGGGCTGAGAACTGGAGCCTGAAGCTGCTTGGGTACGCTATCCAACATTCTTTTTACGTGTTCATCGAATTGATTGAATGCACCCTCTATGAGTACATTTTCTTTTTTAGCCATTATCTTCCTGCCGGGAGACTTGATGTTGGAACGCGCTGATTACCTGATCTTGCAGGACTGCTTATCTGGCGCGCTGTGAGATCAGCTTCACCCAAAGACCCCGGAATTACAGGTCTGGTTGTTGTAGGCATACCAGTTCCGAGTGTTTGAGGTCGAATACCTGCTTGGTTGCCGGGGGCGAAATTACCAGCGTTCTGGAGTTGATTAGCACCTTGAGTATCAAGAACACTTGCTGCTAATTGGTCGGCGTCACTTGCGCCAATACCAGTTGACTCTATCAAGCCTTCCAGAAGTGGAATGCGTTGTGCTGCGATACCCTGAAGAATGCCCTGAATGTTTTCGCTCTTGAGGAAGTTCTCGGCAAGGAGTTTACTCTGGACTTCGAGTGCATTGGACACACCGGCTTCTCGTAGAGCCGTGTCATGGTCAACAAATCCTTCTCTCCATCGCTGAGACCAGATATTGAGAAGCCTTTCGCGTTCTTCAGGGGCGGTCGGATTGAGTTGCACGAAGTTGACATGGTGACCGTTGATATCTTTTGGAGAGATTGACGCGTTGATAGAGCCTGACTCAGTCTGCCCCCAGACGGTGACTCTGTCCTGAACTACATGCTCAATGATATTCAGCACGATCTCATTGCGGTGTTGCAATCCACGGTTAGAAGCATCGAGCCAAGCGGCAAAGTTGAGCCTGCCAATACCGGACAGTACGGCAGTCTCATACCCCGAAGATGCTCCTGCGGGCCTTTGACCGCGAGTAACTGACGGGGCGGTGTTGGACTCAATCCCTTCAGAAACAATAGACCTAGCTATGTTGATGGTCTGGGGCGGCTCCGGGACTCTTGGCACTTCGACGCTTACGTTAGGTGTAATTACATTCTTTGCACCCGGAGCGTCATCGTAGTTATTCATCGTCTCATCAGCCATCCCCGGAGGGCCGGTGAAATTAGTAACCGGGTGAGTAGACTTGGTGACGATGTCGATGTACTGAGATGCAAGTTGAGATTCTGCCCGAATCATCTCTATGTTTCCGTCAAGGATGCCCCAGTAGAGGTCTTCGGGCTTATTGCCTACGGTATCTAAACCGGTCTGAGGCCAATACATAGTCCACGGTCGAATCTTGTAACCGTGGATTCGTGGTCGCATAACCCACTTACGCTCTGCCATGTAGGCAACTTGCGAGTGCGTCCATACTTCAATGAATTGTGAGCGGCCGCTATTTGCGCCTTCCCATTCGGGGAAGTGAGCGTGTATCCATTCGTTGTCGATATCGAAGAAGTGGATAACCCAGCGAGGGTCGTGACCATTATTTGAGTCCCAGATCATCTGCTGAGGATTTACGGCTTTTGTCGTAATAGGCCATTCTGCAGACCTTTTATCCATAGCCTCTTGCAGTTCTTCCTTGTATCGCTGCAGATCGCCCGAATCATCTGGCGGTTCCGGGAAGTTAGACCACCGGTTGCCAATGAACTCAGTTTTCTCCCACGCTATGCCATAAGAAGCCTGATGGAAGTTTACTGTCCGTCTGGTAGGGGTTTCTTGTTCGAGCCGGTGATTGGAGCCACGAAGGAACTTCTCAATCTTTTCTGCTCGTGCCTGACCTCTAGCACCGGGTGGCGGGACGGTTATATCTACGAATGGGGGAGTGATGTGATCGGTCAGGGTCTTTACGATTGAGTGGGCTGTCCCAAGCCTGACCATTGACCCGTTTTCTGTGGTCGGGAAGTCGAATTCACCACGAATGAACTCATCAATAGTTCGGCACTTTTTCCAGAATTTACCGAATCGAGTGCGGCCTGCAGTGACCATTCCCTCAATCCACTGCTCCGTGAGTTTGGGTTCGGCTTGAGGATTTGCTCGTTCTAGCTGAATGGTATCTTCGACATTTTCACGAGTCGGCGGGATAGCAGGTGAAACCATTTTTGCTTACTTTTTAGACTTATTTTTCTTTACAGGTTTCATTTTGCGAGCAGCGGCTGCTGCTTTCTGCCCGGTCTTCGTATACGGATATTTCTTGCCATTCACTTTTGGCATTTATCGAACCTTTTCTGATTCTAAGATTTGATCTATCTCATCGTTGAAAGCGGCATGACGGGCAGATCGTGTAAGTCCAATGAAATCTAACTTTTTAGGCCTGCTAGAGGTGTGGTTCGGCCTTAAAGGCTCCATCCCTCCAGCATTTCTAACAGGTCGCGTACTCAGAGAATACTCTACAGGGTCGCATCCGTACAAGGCCAGAACCTCAGCATCTGCCCAGTCATCATGTACTCCAGAGGAAATCCCAAAGACATGCCCACGATTGGATGTTTCCCTGTGCGTAGTGTCCATGAGTTGAGAACTTAGCTTTGACCAGTAGGCAGGGAAACTGACTTCTTCGTGTTCAAGGGCAATTCGATAAGGCAGGTACAGGTCGTGGTATTTTGCCACCGGTGTGAAGTTGAAGGCGATGACTGGAATTCCCTCAGCCAGCATTTCGTTGTACATGATGTCACGAGCGAATTGGCCTCCCAATCCTGTCGAGTCCATAACGATTTGCTTGAGTCGCCACCTTCGGGCTTCACTACGGATTGTCTCCATCTGAATCGTCCAATCGGTTTTCAGCAGTTCTGTTACTGATACCGACTCACGAGTCTTTCGATTTTTGACTATCAAGACCGTAGCATCATTGCTGCGTCCCAAGTCAAGTCCCGCTATATATTCTTCGCCGTTTTTAGGTGCGTAAAGTTCTTGACCCCTAGCTGCAACATCAACCTTTCGGAAGAAGGCTCCCACGCCTTCGGGCTGGATTGCCATATACAGGCGGTTCCAGTCATCTTCCATCATGGTTTCTTTATCTTCCCTGATTTCTTCTTTCTGGTCTTCAGTTAGAAGTGGGTTGTCGAAGGCTGTCCATGAGAATGATTCTCTTCGACCGTTAGGGGATTCTTTGGCGCGTTTGAAGTTACGGGCGAACCAGTGGCTTGGCGATACGGGCGGTATTCCTTCAACGAGAGCGCGT